TAGATGCTAATACGACAGGAGCATCAAATACGGCTGTCGGAAGAGAGGCTTTGAGTGCAAATACAACGGCAAATAGCAATACCGCAGTGGGAGAATCTGCGCTGAGAGTGTCCACTACAGCAAGTAGAAACACAGCAGTAGGTAATAATGCGGGTGATGCAATAACTACAGGTTCTACAAATACATTAATGGGTTACAATGCTGGAACTGGCTTAACTACAGGCGCACAAAATGTTGCTATAGGTGACACAGCTTTAGCAACCGCTACTACCAGTAGTAATAATGTAGCTATTGGGCAAGATTCTATGGCAGCAAACACTACAGGAGGCTCAAATGTAGCCATAGGAGCGACTGCCTTAGATGCTAACACAACAGCTTCAAGCAATACTGCGGTAGGAGCAGCATCTATGAGTGCTAACACAACTGGTAGTCAAAATACGGCTCTTGGTTTTAATTCGCTTCCTTTAAACACTACAGGCACAGGTAGCACAGCTATTGGTTATCAGGCTTTGTTATCAAATACAACTGGTACAAATACTGGTATTGGTTATCAAGCTTTATACAGTAACACTACTGGTACTAGTAATACTTCTGTTGGTTTAAATTCTGGTTTTTCTGCGACAACTGGAGATCAAAACACTTATTTGGGCATAAGTGCAGGTGAAAATGTAACAGGGGGTTCAAATAATACTTTGATCGGGGCAAATGCTGGTGATGCTGCAAATATTGGATCAACTACTGCTGTAGGGCATGATTGTTTAACATCAGTAACAGGAGATGAGAATACAGCAATAGGCGAAGCTGCTTTACAATCAGTTACATCGGGCAGCAGAAACTCAGGTTTAGGTCGAGCTGCTGGAGAAAATATGACTACAGGTAGTGATAATGTTGCTATAGGTCGTGATTCGATGGACAATATATCAACAGGTTCACAAAACGTAGCTATCGGTAACTCAACGAGTCTTTCTTCTGCGGGTGGCGTAAATCAAATAGTTATGGGTCAAAACGTAACTTGTTCAGGCAATAGTAATTTTACTTTTGGTGATGGCTCTAATGACTCTAACATTGCTTTTGGTGCAACAAGTATAACTGCTCCTTCTGATATAAGATTAAAAGAAGATATACAAGATCAAGAAGCTGGTTTGTCTTTTATAAACGATTTAAGACCAGTAACTTTTAGATGGAAAAAAGAGAAAGACATATCTCCAGAATTAAATGCTTATAAAGAAGGCTCAGAAAAAAGAACCATGAACGAAAAAGTTAATCATGGATTTATAGCACAAGAAGTTAAAGCAGTTATAGATGCACATGATGAAATAAAAGATGGATTTGGTCTTTGGTCAGAGGATGAATCAGATGGTAGACAAAGGCTAGGTGCTAGTGATTTAGAAACTATATTGGTAAAAGCAATACAAGAATTATCAATAGAAATTGATTTAATAAAACAAAAAATAAATTAAGGAGAAAATATGGCAGTAACTAAGAAAATAATACAATGTACCCCTTATGTTAACAGCAGTAGCAAAGTTGATAGATGGTATATTGAAATGCAATATGAAAATGGTAGCGAAGGTGATTCTACTTATTATACCAACACTTTTAGTATTTCAGTAAATCAAAAAGATGTGGATTCTGTTTCAGGTTCAGAAACGACTAACTTTACGTTAAAAGCTAAAGGTAGTTGGAGTAATGCAGATTTAGTTGCATTATGTCCTGTATCGAAGTGGGATGATGTTTTTGCTAGTCAAGTAGATTCAGTTATAACTAATCCACCAGTACAAAGTACACCAGACCCGACATTTAGCGTACCTAGTTAACGGCAGAGGTTGAAGACAAAATGCCTTTACAGAAGTATGAGTTTAGACCTGGAATAAACAGAGAAGGAACCGATTATTCTAACGAGGGAGGTTGGTTTAATGCTAATTTTGTTAGATTTCGTAAGGGATTACCTGAAAAAATAGGTGGATGGGCTAAAGCTGTTTCAAGCACTTTTTTAGGTACTTCCAGAGCATTACATGCATGGGTAGATCTTGCCTTAACTAAATTTTTAGGCATAGGTACAACTTTTAAATATTATGTAAAAGAAGGTGGAAACTTTTATGATATAACACCTTTAAGAGTTACAACAGCTGCAGGCGATATAACTTTTGCAGCTACTAACGGTAGTTCTACTATAACAGTAACTGATGCAAGCCATGGAGCTGTTACTAATGATTTTGTTACTTTTAGCGGTGCTGCAGCGTTAGACGGAGGAAGTGGAAGCGGAAATATCACAGCAGCAGTATTAAATCAAGAATATCAAATCCTTTTAGTAACAGGAGCAAACACATATACCATAACAGCTAAAGACACTTCTGGAGCTACAGTCACGGCAAACGCTAGTGATAGTAATAACGGAGGTAGTTCAGTAGTAGGTGCATATCAAATAAATGTTGGATTAGATACTTTTGTTGAATCTACAGGATGGGGAGCAGGCACTTGGGGAGCAGGCACCTGGAGTTCTAACACAGCTTTAACTGATGCGAATCAATTACGTATTTGGTCACATGATAACTTCGGCGAAGATTTAGTTATTAATGTGAGATCAGGTGGCGTATTTTATTACGATACGAGTGCGGGTACATTGGGTACAACAAGAGCGGTAGCGTTAAGCGATTTAGCTGGAGCAAATCTTGCTCCAACTAAAGCGTTACAAGTTTTAGTTAGTGATGTAGATAGACACGTTATTTGTTTCGGTGCAGATCCAATATCGGGAACTTCGCGCACAGGGAGTATAGATCCCATGCTTATTGCCTTTAGTGACCAAGAAAATGTAACTGAATGGGAACCTCTGCCTACAAATACTGCAGGTTCATTAAGACTTTCTGCAGGCTCTTCTATCATAGGAGCTATTAGGGCTAGACAAGAAACGTTAGTTTGGACAGACACATCCTTGTATTCTATGACGTTTGTAGGACAGCCCTTTACTTTTGGAATTAATTTAGTAAATGAAGGTGTAGGGCTAATTTCTCCTAATGCTCCTATAAATTCTCCTAAAGGGGTTTTTTGGATGGATAAAAAAGGGTTTTATAATTATAATGGTCAAGTACAGGATGTACCTTGCACTGTTCAAAATTACGTATTTAGTGATTTTAACGAAGGACAGTCATTTCAAACTTT